CTACACAGACTGTTACAGAAGGAACATCTAGTTACTCATTAAATGCAAATGTAATTGATGTCTTAGACGTTGTAGTGCGTAGGACAGTAAATCAAGAGCAAACTGATATTAGCATGAACAGAATAAGTAGATCTGAGTATTTAAACATCCCAAATAAAGAAACAAAAGCAAGACCATCACAGTTCTTTTTTGACAAACTAACTACACCTGCTTTAAAAGTATGGCCTGCACCAGAAAATAGCACAGATATATTAGTGTTTAATAAGCTAGTGAGAATGGATGATGCAGATGCGGCTACTAATACTATGGATATGCCTTTTAGGTTTTATCCCTGTTTTGTTGCAGGGTTAGCCTACTATCTTTCTATGAAAAGAAATCCACAGCTTACTCCACAATTAAAAGCACTATACGAAGAAGAGTTCAGAAGAGCTGCAGATCAAGACGAAGACAGAGCTTCATTTAGATTAAGACCTGATTTAAGGATGAGCTGATGGCATACGCTAAAGGTAAAAACGCATACGGAATATGTGACATAAGTGGTTTTAGATATAAGTTAAATGAAATGAAAAGGACTTGGAATGGTCTGTTAGTTGGGCCAGACATGTATGAGCCAAAACATCCTCAACTTACTCCACTAAGAGCCACTGCTGATCCTGAGGCTTTATATAACCCTAGACCTAATAATGACCATGAAGAGGGCGAAGGATTTGTTGTTGTGGTTAATTCAAATATTTTTAGACCAGACTATATGAACCCGTCAACTTTACCTACAAACTTCACTGTAGATGAGATGACAAGCGGTTTAGGTACGGTTAATATAGTAATAACATGACCTTAGCAGAACTAAAGACACTTATACAAAACTACGTAGAAAACGAAGAAACAACTTTTGTAAACAGTTTAGATGACTTTATTAAAAATGCTGAAGAAAGGATATTTGAGCTAATTCAGTTTGATTATTTCAGAAAAAACGTCACAGGTAGTTTAACCACTGGTAATACATATCTTACAACGCCAACTGACTATCAAATGAGTTTTTCATTAGCTGTTATAGATGCAAGTGGCGATTATCATTATTTAGACAAAAAACATCCATCTTTTATGCGTGAGTTCATTGTAGATCCCACAGATTCAACGCTAAGGGCTTTGCCTAGATATTATGCTGATTTTGATAAAGAACTCTCTACAGCTTCTAACAATGGCTCCACGATTATTGTAAGTCCTGTACCTGATGCAAATTATAGTGTTGAATTACATTATCTTTACAGACCAAACTCATTAGTAACAGATACAACTGGCACATGGCTATCTAATAATGCAAGAAACGCTTTGTTATATGGTAGTTTGGTAGAGGCAAACATATTTTTAAAAGGGGAAAGCGATATGCAACAACAATATGAGCAACGCTTTATGACGGAAATATCAAGATTAAAAAATCTTGCAGAAGCTAGGGGGAGAAAAGATGAATACCGATATGATTCCTTGAGGTCTACGGTTTCATAAAATAAAAAATGAGTAAAAAAGAAAGCCTAAAAGGCAAAACAATTGCCATTGTAGGTATGGGCAAAAGCTGGTTTGATTACAATTTAGCTAAATCACATGGCGTACACTTTGATGAAGTTTGGGCAATAAATGGAGTAGCATCCGTTATTTACCATGATAGAGTATTTATGATGGATCCTGCATCTAGATTTTTAGATACTGATGATGCTGGTGGGCAAACTGAAAGCATGAAAGAGATGTTGCTAGAGCACGAAGGCCCTATATATACATGTGAGCTTGATGATAGATGTCCTGGGTTAGTTGAATATCCACTAGAAGAGGTGGTAAGTTATTCTAATTGCCACTATCTAAACAACACGGTTGCATACGCAGTAGCTTTTGCATATTGGAATGAAGTAGCAAACATTAAAATGTTTGGTGTCGATTTTTCATACAAAGGCAACTTACACTTTGCTGAGGCAGGTAGAGCTTGTGTAGAATTTTGGCTTAGCAAATGCATATCAGCAGGCATGCAAATAGAAGTAGCACACTCTTCTGGATTGCTGGATACAGACGTGCCCGCAGAACAAAAGTTGTATGGTTACCATAGGTTAAGAAATCCCTACATTATTTTAGTTGGAGAAGATGGTATAAAACTTGAACGTATAGATAATCTTGAGATAGTCAAAAAAACTCAAGAACCAACGCTCATTGATCGTAATGACAGTCATTTAAAACCACCAGAACCTAAAAAATGGTAGATAAGATAACACCTGCTGGTATGCCAGAACTAGGAATTATTGAAGCAAAAACAACAAGTTTTGGCGGACATCCACCTGAGTTTTGGGCTGAAAGACTAACAGAAAAGATAGTAAGTTACTCTGAAGATAAAGAACCACACATCAGAGAACAAGCAAGAGCTTATAAAGATGCCATATATCAGGTGTGTTTGATTTATATAAAAAATGCGTTAAAATCTTATAAAGCCTCTTTAATACAAGATTTAATCGGTGGTGGAGAGGAAGAATTAGCAAAAATTATTAGAGGTATTTAATATGGCTATAAGCTCTACTTTAACCACAAGTTTCAAAAAAGAACTTCTTGAAGCTGTGCATAATTTTAAAAACTCTGGTGGTGATACCTTTAAATTAGCGTTATATACAAGTTCAGCTACTTTAGGTGCTACAACTACAGCTTTTACCACTACAGGACAAGCTAGTGGTACAAACTACACATCTGGCGGTAATAACCTTACAAGAGTAGATCCTACATCTAGTGGTACTACAGGATTTACTGATTTTGCAGATTTAACTTTTGGTACTGCTACAGTTACAGCAAGAGGTTGTATGATTTATAATTCTAGTGACAGCAATAAATCTGTTGCGACTATTGATTTTGGCGGTGACAAAACATCTACAGCTGGTGATTTTACAGTAGTTTTTCCAGCAGCAGCAGCAAGTACAGCGATTATAAGAATAGCTTAGCCTTATGGCTAATATAACTGGTTGGGGTCGAGGTACCTGGGGACAAGGGCCTTGGAGTGAACCAATACCAGTTACTCTTACAGGCGTAGCGGCTACAAGTGCGCTTGGTACTGTTTCAGTTGTAGCAAAAGCAAACGTATCTCCATCTTCTCAAGTAGCAACTTCTGCATTAGGTACAGTTGCGGTTGACGCAGAGGCAAATGTATCAATAAGCGGTCTTGCTTCTACTTCTGCGCTTGGCACCATATCAACGATTGCAAAAGCAAATGTTATACCTTCTGGTCAAGCAGGCACAAGTGCCTTAGGTACTCTTAATATAAATGCGAAAGCAAATGTTAGCATTACAGGCTTAGCAGGAACTTCAGCTATTGGTGGAGTTGGGGTAAATGGTGATGCTGTTGCCAACGCCATTGGTGCAGTAGGATCTGTTGGTGGAGTTCTAGTTGACGTAGATGGTGAAGCTAATGTTGTAATTAATGGGGTTGCGGCCACAGGTGCAGTAGGATCAGTAACGACACATAATGCCGTCAAATTTGGTATTGATGGTGTTGCTGTTACTGGATCAGTAGGTAGCGTTACTATTGGATTAGGGGCTACAGTGTTCCCAATAGGTGTTGAAGCGATAGGTAGCACCTTTGATGTTAACGTATGGGGGCTCGTAGATGAATCGCAGACCAGAAGTTACTCTAATGTTACAGATACACAAACCTCTAGTTTTAGTGCAATAAATGAAACACAAACACAAAATTATGCTAATATTGATGATGACCAAAGTTCATCCTTTGCTGAAATTAATGAAACACAAACCCCAGATTGGGAAGAGGTAGCTTAAAAAATGGCAACGTATGTAAATGATTTAAGATTAAAAGAGATAGCAACAGGTGATGAGTCAGGTACTTGGGGGGCTTCGACCAACACCAATTTAGAGCTGATTGCTGAGGCGTTTAGTTTTGGTACAGAGGCTATAACCACCAACGCAGATACCCACACTACTACTATTGCAGACGGATCTACTGATCCTGGCAGATCTATTTATTTAAAATACACAGGTACACTTGATTCAGCTTGTACCATAACAATAGGCCCAAATACCGTATCTAAACTTTGGTTTATTGAAAACGGCACATCAGGATCACAAAACATAATTATTTCGCAAGGATCTGGCGCAAATGTCACGATCCCGGCTGGCCACGTTAAAGCTGTGTATTCAGACGGAGCTGGCTCTGGTGCAGCTATAGTAGATGCTTTTACTAACCTAAATCTTGGCGGTACCACAACAGTTGATGATTTAACTATCTCTGACGATCTTACAGTAACAGATGACATGACTATTGGCGGCACATTAGGAGTCACAGGTATAGTTACACTTACTGATGATTTAATTATTGGTGATGGTAAAACTATAGGATCTGCCTCTGATGTAGACGCTATGACTATAGCCTCTAACGGACAAGTTACTTTTTCACAAACTCTTATTGGTACCGCACTAGACATCTCAGGCGATATAGACGTAGACGGTACTACTAACCTTGATGTTGTGGACATTGATGGTGCTGTAGACTTTGCATCTACAACTGCTCACGCAGGTAATGCATCTTTTGCTGATGGAATAAAAGCTCAATTTGGAGCTAGTAACGACCTACAAATTTTTCACGATGCTTCGGGTGGTCATAGTCGTATAGATGATACAGGTACAGGTAATTTAGTTTTAAGAGCTGCAAGTGCTTTAGTCATAGAGAAATATGGTGGTGACACTATGGCTAATTTTCAAAACGATGGTGCTGTAGAACTTTATCACGATAATAGTAAAAAAATAGAAACAACAAGTTCAGGTATAGATGTTACAGGTACAGCAGTCACAGACGGTCTTACAGTAGCAGGTAATGTATCAGTAGACGGTGGCACAATTAAACTTGATGGTAACTTTCCAACTGGTACAGACAACATAGCTTTAGGTAACAATACACTTAATGGCTCAATAAGTGGTGGAGGTAATATTGCTATTGGTGATAGTGTAGGCTCTGCAATTACTTCAGGTTCTAATGCTGTTGCTATAGGTCGTGATGCTTTAGCAGGAATTTATACAGGTGGAGATGCTATTGCTATTGGTAGAAGTTCTTTAGCAGCTTTGACTTCAGGAAATAATAACGTAGCAGTTGGTGGTTTAGCACTTAATGCAAATACTTCAGGGGGTGCTAATACTGCTGTAGGTCATCAAGCTCTTGATAGTAATACAACAGCATCAAATAATACGGCAGTAGGAGCACAAGCTTTAACAGCAACTACTACAGGAGCTAATAACGTTGCTGTAGGTGCTAATGCACTTGATGCCAATACTACTGGCGGAGAAAATACAGCAATGGGGACAGGTGCTTTAGGAGCTGCAACAACTGGTAGTAACAATACAGCGATAGGAAATTTAGCTCTTGATGCCCAGACTACAGTAAATAATAATACAGCTATAGGTCATGCTGCGTTAACAGCAAATACTACAGGAACTCCCAATACAGCAGTTGGTGCTTTTGCAGGTCAGTCTATTACTGAAGGTGCAAACACTACTTTATTAGGTTTTGCTGCTGGAGATGCAATAACCACAGCAAATGACAATACATATATTGGTCATAATGCAGGAACTACTAATACTTCTGGTTCTTCTAATACTGGTGTAGGTAGAAGTGTTTTAGAAGCAAACACCACAGGTACTCAAAACTCATCATTAGGAAGTTTAGCTTTAGACGCTAATACTACAGGAAGTCATAATACTGCTATTGGTTATAGTGCTCTTTCAGCTAATACTACAGCAGATTTTAATACAGCTGTAGGTAGAAATGCCTTAGATTTAAATACTACAGGAGCTAGTAATACGGCTGTTGGTGGGGGTGCTTTAAGTGCAAACACAACAGCAAACAGTAATACTGCTGTAGGTTTTGATGCTTTAAATGACAACACAACAGGTGCAAATAATACTGCTATAGGTGCAGGAACTTTAGATAAAAACACTACAGGAAGTTTTAATGTTGCGTTAGGTTCAGCAGCTCTCGATGCTAATGAAACATCTTCTTCTAACACAGCTATTGGCTATAACTCATTAACAGCCAATACTGCAGCTAGTAATACAGCTGTTGGTAAAGATTCTTTAGAAAGTAATACAAGCGGTGGTAGTAATGTTGCAGTAGGTGCTGATGCTTTAGCTGCTAACACTACAGCAGACAATAACACAGCAGTCGGAAAATCTGCTTTAGTATCAAACACTACAGGTGCTGGAAACGTAGCTATTGGTTATTTATCATTAGATGCTAATACTACTGCTAACTATAATACAGCAGTAGGTTTTAACACATTAAGTGCTAACGTAACTGGAGCTGCTAACGTAGCCTTTGGATATAATGCTTTAGCAGCTAATACTGCATCTAATAATACAGCAATAGGTTGGGGTTCTTTAGAAGCAAATACTTCAGGTGCTAATCTTGTTGCAGTAGGGCAAAATGCTTTAGCGTCAAACACTACAGGTAATGATTCACAAGCTATCGGGAGAAACGCTTTGGATGCCCAAACTACTGGGGGAGCAAATACAGCTATAGGAACTGATGCTCTAGGAGCTTTAACAACAGGAGCTTTTAATGTTGCTGTTGGTAATAATTCCTTAGATGCAAATACCACCGCAGATAAAAACACAGCAGTAGGTTACGATTCTTTAAGTGCTAATACTACAGGAAGTCATAACACAGCTGTAGGAAGAACAGCATTACAGTCAAACACAACAGCTGATGATAATACAGCTATGGGTTCTAATGCTTTAGCTAGTAATACAACAGGAGCAAGTAATACTGCTTTTGGTAGAGCAGCTCTAGATTCTAATACCACAGCTTCTGATAATACAGCAATGGGGCATAATGCTTTAGGTGCAAACACTACAGGAGCAAATAATACTGCTTTAGGTAGTAGTGCCTTAGATGCTAATACAACTGCGGATGGCAATACAGCAGTAGGTAAAGATTCCCTAGGAGCAAATACAACAGGTCATTCTAATACTGCCATTGGTAAAGACTCATTAAAACTTAATGTAGATGGTGATAGGAATACAGGGCTTGGTTTTGGAGCTTTAAATGTAGCAAACTCACCAAATGATAATACTATGGTGGGGTATTTTGCAGGTGTATCAGTAACTACTGGAAATTCAAATACAGCAGTTGGTTCTTTTGCACTTGATGCTAACACTACCGCAAGTAATAACACAGCTATAGGTTATCAATCTCTAAGTGCAAACACGACAGCAAGTGCTAATGTTGCTGTTGGTAAAAGAGCTTTAGCGAGTAACACTACTGGAACTAATAACGTAGCTGTAGGTACAGACGCCTTAGAAAATCACACAACAGGTTCAGATAATATAGCCATAGGTAAAAATGTTGCTAATGCTTTAACTACAGGTAACACTAATATAGCTATTGGTGGTTTAGCTATGAACACTAATACTGTAGGTGATAGAAACGTAGCTATAGGTTATTCAGCTTTAGAAACTTATAATCCAGCTAGTAACGATGATTCATATAACGTAGCAGTAGGTTACGCTGCTCTAGAAGCAAATACTACAGGTAAAAACAATACTGCTATAGGCGGTAATTCTATGTTACTTACTACTACAGGTGTTAATAATACTGCTGTAGGTACTTCATCTTTAGATGCTAATACTACAGGAGAGGGTAATACTGCTATTGGGTTTGCTTCATTAGGAAATAGTACAACTTCAGATAACAATACTGCTGTTGGAAGTTTATCATTAAATGAAAATACAACTGGAACTTCTAATACAGGTTTAGGTAAATCAGCATTAGAAAAAAATACTACAGGTTCTAGCAATACTGCTATAGGTGTCGCAGCTTTAGACGCAAACCAAACAGGAGCTAATAATACAGCAGTTGGTGTTTCTTCATTAACAAGTTGTACAGGTTCTTCAAATACAGCTTTTGGACATCAAGCAGGAGCAAACGCAACCTCTGCTAGTAATAATGTATTTTTAGGTCGTGATGCAGGTATTACAGGAAGTCCTGGAGGTAATGTCACAACATCAGGTGGGATTCTTGTTTTAGGTGATGAAAATATTTCAGCTGCCCACATACAAGTAAGTTTGACAGTAGCGTCTGATAAAAGAGATAAAACAGATGTAACCCCAATGAAAATGGGTTTAGACTTTGTTAATAAATTAGAACCTGTTACATATAAATGGGATAAAAGAAGTTTATATGTAGAAAAAGGTGAAGAGTTTAATGACGTAGTACCAGATGGCTCACATAAAGAAGATTGGTTAGATGTAGGGTTTCTTGCTCAAGATGTTGAAAAACTAGAATCAGAGTATGGATATAATATAGCTGATAAGACAAACCTTACAACTACCCTTAGTGAGGATGGTCAACAATATGGGTTGACCTATGAAAAGTTTGTACCTATGCTTGTAAAAGCAGTACAAGAACTGTCTACGCAAGTAGATGAATTAAAAGCCGAAATACAAACCTTAAAGGAGGATTAATATGGCAACAGTAACAGAAGTATTAGATGCAGCATTACATAGCGTTGCGTTAATCGACAGTATAGATGCAGATGCGTCTAGCGTACCAGATTGTGAAGGATTATCGCAGTCTGAAATTAACGAGTTGGTACAAAGAAACGTAGATCATTTAGAAATCATTTTATTGTATGAACCAGTTGATAGTGAAGATGATACACCTAATGTTAAAGGTTCATCTAGCAGTAAAAAAACTGACTGTTCTAATGCAATTACTAAAGGAAAAGCGTATATTAGTTCTAATAGTTAATTTTTTATCAAAGGGGGTCAATAATGGCAAAAAAAGAAAAACTTAACGAGCCAACTATCAATGTAGATGGCAAAGAAATAAAACTTACAGATCTAGATGACACTCAAAGATATTGGGCACATCAAATATCAGATCTTATTAGTGAGCAAAATAAATTACAGTACCAACTTGATAGAGTTAACGGTGCTTTGTTTTATTTTCAAACAAATATAGTTCAATCTGTAAACAAGCCAGATAAAAATTCTGAGGAGGTCAAAGATGAAGTGGTGGACTAAATTAGTTGATAAAGTAACAGGAACAGAAAAAGTGCAAGTTCGTGCTAGAAACGACAAAGGCCGATATGTTGCTGATGATAAATCAACGCCTGATGTAAATGAAGCGTACACAACAAAAAGAGTTAAGAAAACTAAAAAGTAACACAATGATCCAAGCAACGTGTGAGAAGTGTGGGGAAAGCGTACTTTTGCAAAACATTTTAAACCATAAATGTAAATCTAAAAATGTCTAAAGCTCCTGATTCTTTTGTTTACAACGCTACTCTAGAACGAATAGTAGATGGTGACACTTTTGATTGCTGTCTAGACCTAGGTTTTGATGTAAAGCTACATAAGCAAAGAGTAAGGTTAGCCGAGATCGATACCCCAGAATCACGTACTAGAGATTTAGCAGAAAAGAAACTTGGTCTAGCTGCAAAAGCTAGGCTTGCAGAATTGTGCGTTGGTAAAATTAAAGTAAAATCTTTAGGTAAAGGTAAGTATGGCCGTATTTTAGGTATACCGTATACAGAGGATGGTAAAGACATTTGCCAAATACTTATAGATGAGGGACATGCAGTTCCTTATGATGGCGGTAAAAAAACTAGGGTATGGGGTGATTACTAGCGTATGGAGTCTGCTGTACAATTAATTCAAGAGGTTGGTTTTCCTATAGCAGCAGCGTTAGGACTTGGCTGGTTTATCTATAAACTTATCATGCGTATTGTTGATGGTATGGAAACAAAACTTGATACTGTTGATGAAAAAGTAGAGGGTCAAATTGCTGCTATTGAAGAAAGATTAGGCACAAAACTTGATAGCCAACACGGTATTTTAGTAGCACTAATTCTTTC